ATGCCAGATCAAAAAGAAAGTGAGAACACCAAACTCACTTGTGAAGAACAAAAGGACAATGAACTGGTTTCTCGAGTAATCGAAAATCCAGAAGTCTTAAACAGGGTTTTGGAGAGCCCGCAGGTACGAGCTATTGTTTGCCAGCATTTTCAGGGGCCGGTTCCTCCGCCATCAATGCTTAAAAAGTATGATCAACTGATGCCAGGGCTTGCAAATAGGCTTGTTGAGTTGACTGAAAAGGAGCAGGCTCATCGCCACAAAACGGTGGCTGATACCATTGATATTGCCAGAGATGGTCAAACAAAGGCTTTTTGGCTGGCGATATTGATTATCTTCGTTGCTGCTGTCTTTGGTGTCATGGGGGAGACTGTTCTTGCTGGAGCTCTCGTTTCAATAGATCTTGTTGCATTGGTTACGGCATTTATTGTTGGAAAACATTATTCTAAGCAGGAACCTGATCAAGATTAGTCTCCAAACCCCGGCTGATGCCGGGGTTTTTACATCAGTAAAGCAATATCAACATTTTTATCGGTTGTTAATTACTGGCAACGTTACAGCTGTATTTATTTCGTCAAACAACCAATTTAACCCATTCCTGACCACGAGTATCGTTATAACGATCGGTGGTTGCTTGGACTTTATGTCCCAGTAATGTTTTTGTATCGATACCCTGTGCGCGGTACAGTCGTTCTGACAGGGAGCGTTGTTCATGAAATGTTGGTGGTGTTTTTCCTGCTGGTGGAGTTATTCCTGCCAGATCCCGCGCTTTAGCAAAGTAGTCGCTCAGGTTATCTTTACTCATTGGTTTTGGTTGTTTCTGGTGCCGACTATGAATCAGGTATGGACTCAATATTCTGTCCTTGCATCCATCAATCACTTCTTTTAGCGATATTCCAATGGCATCACAGCGTAGCGTAAGCGGTAACGCCAGACGCATTCCGGTTTTTCCCTGGGTGATATGCAAGTGTTCGTTCCACACATCTGAAAAACGCATGTGGCAAATGTCATCACGGCGCTGACCAGTAACAATCGCAAGAAGCATTGCGTTACGGATAAAGTGTTTTTCTGGTGTTGAATTGTAAATTTTTTGCCAGTCCTCCAGGGTGAGTCTGGCTCTGGTTACTTTAGGGATCGGTTTACGGGTAGCCTCCGGAGGATTCCATCCAGGAGGAACTTCCCCTGCATGCTGTGCTTCTTTATAAATATCAACCCATAATCCACGATTTACTCTCGCTGTGCTGACCATGTCTTTATCCAGCCACTCATCCAGTATTAATGCAAAGTCTCTTACTTCCAGTTCTTTCAATGGGTGGTTTCCCAGACGGGAAACCAGGTATGCAGCCATTCGGGCTTTTTCTTTGTGAGTTGTAGCTGCAATATCTCCATTTTTCAGTCGCGCGTCCTGTATTTTCAGATATCGATCAACCCATGCCTTTAATCTGATACCCCGACGTTTTGTTGCTGACGGACTTTCATCAATTTTGCGCATGAAATATTCAGCTTCTGCTGCAGCTATTCGCTGATTGGCTGTGGAAGCGATTTTTTCTGCCTTACCTTTGTCTGTTCCGAGTCCGTGAAATTTTCCAGTCACAGGATTTTTATACTGGTAGTAAACCCTGCCAGTTCTGCGATCAAACTTTTCGTAAAGACCGGTTACGTCAGTGCTGTTTTTTCGTGGCCTCGGTGACATGAGTTAAAATCTCCTTCAGTGCATCATCATCGCCAGTATGAATTTCCGGCGCAATTCCCATTTCACCAGGTCCAACAAATACTGCCCGGCGATCTATCAGCCAACGCCCACGAATTTTTTGTGGTCTTGGAACGATGTATCCTAGTTTTCCGTATTTCACCAGGGTAGTGTTTGTTATTGGGAGACTGAACCGTTTTGGCTTCCACTCATCGAGCGTTATCAGGTACTGTTCGCTCATGGCTATCACTCCGGAACGCGCCAGTTGCAGAATACCAACGACAACTGGCGACAGTTGAACATTAAAAATCAGCCTGACTCGGGATCAGTTTTTGCCAGATAGCTGAAACGTATTTTGCCTGGTAACGAGCGTCATCAAGTGCATTATGGCGCTCACCTTCGAATGGGATAGCAGTTCTGGCATCGAAGTCTATGGCTTTCCCCAGCTCAACGATTGTGCGTACATCGCGATCGTTGCAGTAGCGCCACGGGCAGGGGATACCCTGTCGTTCGTATGAACGGCGTAAAATCACGTTGTCGAAGTTGGCCCCATTACCCCAGACCTGAACAAAAAATTCACCGGAGTTTTCGTCGATAAATTCCCGCAATTGCAGTAGTGCATCATCTAACGGGATTTCATCGGTCATAATGGCAGACTGCGCTTCACGTGATTGCTTCAGCCACCATTTAATGACGTCACGATCAATGACTCCGCCAGCAGTATCCAGATCGATGGTCTTGCTAAATTCCGGCCCCATCTCTCCGGTTTGTGGATCGAAAAATATTGCGCCTATTGAGATAATCGGGGCATCGGGATTTTTTCCCATTGTTTCAAGGTCGATCATCAGATGAATCCCCGCTCTGCTGGTGGATGTGAGCTTATAATGACCATTCACCTTAATTAAGGGATCTGTCGCCTCGCCAGTTTTATTATCGCTGGCGTGATGCTGATTGCCGCCAGGGTTCTCCTTGTGTGGATGTTCAGCGCCTTCCATTTCCTCCGGATCATTTTCCTGAACTTCAACCTGATTCTCTTCATCGAATGTTTCCTGGTATGTTGCGTCGCCCATCACCGCGCCACAATCAGGGCAGTTGCCGCCACCGCTCTGACCGCAGGCGGTGCAGACTTTTTCCGGTTCCTGTTGCGCTACTGGTTCGGATTGTTTCGTTTCTGGCTCGTTTTGTAACGCATTTGGGCTGTTTTGTTCCGCTTTCTGGTCGTTCTGTTCCGTTTCTTGCTGGTTCTGGTTCACAGAATCGCGGGTTTCAATCCCCTTCACCCATTTCGGATCATTCGGATCGCTAATCCCTGCAACAAATTCACCACGTGATACTGCAAGCAGTTCATCGGCGTCAGGCTGGCTGATATTGGCTGCCTGCATAATTTTGTTTACTTCGTCAGCGGTAACTTTTACCGGCTCTGGTTGTGCGGTCGTGTCAGATGCACCAGTATTTTGTTGTGAACCTGAGTATGTACCGTTTTTGCGGGCGAAATATTCTTCTTTCGTGATTTCAGTAGCCCCGGCAGCCAGCGCCTTATCCAGACCAGAAAGTTTGTTTGCGCGACCGTATTTTTCGCCATTCTTGTCGGTGAAGAGGAAGTAGAACGGCCCCTCACGCTCTACAGATGGTTCGACTTCCACTTTGCATTCGGTTTTTTCGTTGTCCGGAATTGCCGTTTCCACTGCATCAGTTTCTGGTACTGGCGACGAGAGAGTATCAGTTGCGCTCTGATTTCTTCCTTCATCTTCAAACACGCCCTTTGTAGTCAGGTATTCAGTAATGTATTTGTTCAGTGCCACAGGGTCTTTGTGAATGTCGATCGGACGTTCACGGACAAGGCCAAAAATAGTCTGGCGGTCGTAGCGAAGGGCATCAGGCTGTTTGCGCATTGATGCCGAGATACGCTTCCAGTCTTCGCGGTCGTTGTCGATAACTTCATTTTTTGCCCAGCGATGGATGCTGCCGTCAATGTTTCCGGCATCCACATCACCAGGCCAGAGAGCGTAGGCCAGTTCGTCATCCAGTGTTTTCCATGTCTGCTTGTATTCGCGATGAGTGGCAGCAATGACCGGGTTGATTTTTCCTGTTGAATTTTCAGTGTTCTGTTGATTGGGTCTGGCGCGGGCGAGATCAACAACAGACGTGTATTTTCCGGTTTCCTTGCGTTCACCTTCGCGACGTTTTTTCCAGATGCACATCTCTGCCTGAATTTCGGGCCATTTGGCACCAGGCTTACATTTATGCTTAACCCACCCGATGGCATGCAGCTTAAGCTCCGGATACATGGCGTTTACTTCTGGCATTTTCATCAACGCTTCAACGATATGGCCGTCGAATGTTGCCATGTCTTCCTGCAACAATTCCTGTGCGCTAATCACCATATCAACAGTGATGTTTTCACATGTGTCGAACTTAACCATGACAGCGTTCTGTACTTCAGGGGCCAGCTTGTCAAAAGTGACGTTCATCGGATCTGATTCAGTCTCAACCGGGACAAAGGAAGCAGACTCCTCATCCCAGCGGTTTTCCTGCATATATTCAGCATCCCAGGAATCGAGGGCAGGGCGGGGTATACCGGGTTTATCCTCGCAGACAAGAAATTTATAAGCGCAGTCCTGAGCAGCCGGATAATGTTCCAGGAATTGCCAGTGAAATTTTGCGCGGGCGCGACGTTCATCACCGGCTTCAATGGCAGTAGCTACAGCGACTGCACCTTCTTCCTTTATTGCCTGTTCGTCCGGAATGGCGGCGCAAATAAAGACTTTACTCATTTTGTTTTACCTCATTACAGATTTAATGGTGAACAAATCCCTGCCATTGCTGGCATATAAGAATGAAATCGGATGTTTATTACGGAACTGTTTTAAAGACCTGCCGGGATTTCGTTACTATCCTGGTGAATAACTTTATCGACCGGGTAACAGTTACCGGGAATTTTCTGTTCGGTTGCTGCTGCCATACATTCCTGCATTGTTCTGTGAACACTGACTGCAATATCAACTGGCTCTCCGGAAACAAGAAAAACTGTCAGAACAAGTGCAAATGCTGTATTCATTGCCAGCATCCTTTTTGTATCGGACGTAAACGGGCCAGCATTGAAAGAATGCATATTTTATTTAATAACTCCCGTTCGTGTTTTCTCTTGTTAATGGCATCTTCAGTAAATACAGGGTTACTGATAGTGACACCAATTTCAAAACAACCTTCAGACGTATTAACGTTTGGTAATAACGTTTCCATTATCGCGTCCTCAACAATGAATTTTGTGATGCGGTGCCTGGTGCCTCCAGGTGACGTTAACCAGTTAACAATTAACGCCGGATACAGAGAATCCACCCATAACACTGTTTTTGGTTTTAACTGTTCCGCGTGCGCTTAGCCGCATTCACCGCATCACAAAATTCACTTTAAAAAGGGCGGCAGAGCAGTCACGGAGTAAAACTGATACCGCCAAACGTCACCAGAAAATTGATAACAGAGGGCGTTGCAGCGGGGTTGTCACTTAAGCGTATGGTCAACCTGACAACCCGGTGTCCTCAACGGGGAAGGAATAACCCCGCCATACTTACCGCCGCGCCATTTCGCGGAGTGCCACAACCGGAAGCGCACGGTCGACGAAAATTTAACGACAGGCTATCTATGAACCAGCTACCTCGCCGTGCGCTTTCGCGTTATGGTCTGACTTTTCATGGAAATATCCTTTCAGTAAACTGTCAGTGCCGGATGCTCACCCGTGTCCGGCGCACGCACTCCACCTCACCCGTGGAGAACTCCTTAATTACCAACCCTCAGGAGGGTGAATGTTAAAATCAACTCTTATTGCTAAATGCCTTTATCAAAATCGCATGGTAAGCAGCATTTCAATAGGCGAGTCTGCAGTTAAAAGTATTTTCGAAGAGTACTTCCCCGGGCATGATTTTAATAAATGGAATACCAAATTACCGCCAGCAGTTTCAACGCGTATTCTGAAAGCAACTGAAAGAGCAAGTACAATTCGCGTTAACTATTTCATTAAAGATTTGTGGGATCTTTGATATCCACAGAGCCTAAAGTATGTGCATATGGATGTGCTATTGTGCGCCCTCGCAGATTTGCATCATTTTCTAAATTCACTGAACGAAACAGGGCATCAACAAGGCTCTGTACAATGCAAAGGCAATCGAAGACTGTCGCTGTTTCTGTTTTGATTGATGAAAGAACATGGCCATTCACGCAAACAGAAATTACCCGTTCATTAACATCGCTTTCCTGCTTTTGATTATCAGAACCATATAGCCCAGAAAAAGCATTGCGCACATTACGAACCATATTATCGATGGTTTCTTTTTTGGTGTATGCCGGGTCAATTTTCACCAGACTATCACCGAGAGTCGTTGCAGCAATTGTCTGGATTTCTTTTGGTAAATCTTTAAATTCCATTATTAGCCTCGTTGGTTAGCTATTAACGTGGGTATGTAATCATTCTGGCAATGCTTAATGCCGCTGCTTTTTCCAGATTGGTGATATCCTGCTCCAGAGCGGACAGATTTTCAGCCTGCTTAGCCCTGGCTTCATTGGCCCATTTCAGATCCTGCGCTGCATTAATTTTCTGGCGCATCCACTCATAAAGTTCATCATCGGTATAGTCTGGCGCGATGATGACGGGTTCTCGTTTCTGCATACTGATTCCTCGCGGTGCTGCTTCGCTTATCAGCCGTTAGATTTTGCCGAACTGGAAAGCGCCTGTTTAAATTCGTTGAAGCTGAGAGCTTCTTCGCCTTCGGCAAGACCTTCGAAGTATTCTTCGTAAGCCTTTTCCATGATTGTGTCGAAATCCATATCACTCACCTGAGTTTCTTTCCAGCCAGCGACGGGCACCATTTTCGGTTTTAAACGTTTTGCTTTTGGTATACGTCATCGCGGTGAATGTGCCGTCCTGGTTGGGAAACACGCCGTACACCAGAGATTCGTTGTTGCCAAGATCGATAGTATCCATGTTGACCTCATTTCCCCTTAACGCCGGGGTAGCGGAACAAAAACCTGCTGCATAGTTATTAAAGTTGAACCCTGCCGTCATGTTCTTACGCCTCGGGCTGGCTACTTAACCCCTGACCACTGCCTGGTAACTCGAAGTATTGCCCTGCATTCTGTGGGGCGGGGTGGGTTGGTATGAAAAGAAGGATACCCATAGGTATTTAAAAAGTAAATACCCATGGGTAACTTTTTGCGGTGTCTTAACTGGTGACTAGTTGTTTGGTGAGCTATGATGCGTTTTGTGCTTTCTTTTTACGGATTTCTTCGTAGATCATATTGTAATACTGTTTTTTCTCTTCAAGAGTTTTTAATAAGTTATCCGCTTCACTTTCTGGCAGTTCGTCTAAGAGATCTAAAAAAATACGTTGTCGTGGCGTTAGAACCCTTGTTTCATAACTGGAGGCTGTGTTCGTTGATGATGAAACGATACCATCCATCCATCCCCGGGGTAACCCAAAGGACTCTTCGATAATCTCCACCATATCATCAGCGATCCGTTTTTTTCCCTTTTTCCCCTCTGGGTACAACATTCTTGATACATAAGAAGGCTCGCGCCCGATCTTTCTGGCCACGTTAACCGCTTTACCATCGCATTTCTCATCACGAATTTTGATGAGTTGCTGTCGTCTAAATTCATATTTGTCCATAGGTAAATAATAGATGCGATTACCGCAAGGTAAACAACCTGTGGGTATTGACTTTTGTTTACCTGTGGGTATTCTTTACTGTGTTTACTAAGGAGTAGCTATGGAAGAATTAAGAATATTTCTCAATTCTCTTTCGTCAGATGAACAGCGTATGTTTGCATGCGAGTGTGGTACCAGCATCGGTTATCTAAGAAAGGCATTGAGTAAAGGTCAAGTGTTAGGGGCATCGTTATGTGTCCTTATTGAGCGAGCCAGTAATGGTGAAGTTACACGTCAGCAACTAAGGCCTTTTGATTGGATGAATATTTGGCCCGAGCTGGAAGATACCAAAACGTTAACACAACCACTTTCTAGGAGCTTGATTCATGAAAATCAAGCATGAACACATCCGCATGGCGATGAATGCCTGGGCGCATCCGGACGGTGAAAAAGTTCCGGCAGCTGAAATAACCAGGGCTTATTTTGAACTGGGTATGACGTTCCCAGAACTGTATGACGACAGCCATCCGGAAGCCCTGGCTCGCAATACCCAGAAAATTTTCCGCTGGGTAGAGAAAGACACCCCTGATGCAGTTGAAAAAATTCAGGCGTTGTTACCAGCGATCGAAAAGGCAATGCCACCTTTGCTGGTGGCCAGAATGCGCAGCCACAGTTCAGCTTATTTTCGGGAGCTGGTGGAGACGCGGGAGCGACTGGTGAGAGACGCTGATGATTTTGTCGCAGTGGCAATCGCCGGTTTCAATCAGATGAACCGTGGTGGCCCGGCAGGAAATGCTGTGGCAGTACATTGACTGACAATAGCCATATCGAATCGCTTCCGGCAACTCGTGAGTAAAAAGATTCGGTATCAGAAGAGGTGAGTATGGCTAACGCCTGGCTCAGATTATGGCATGACATGCCAAATGACCCTAAGTGGCGAACAATTGCCAGGGTGTCAGGGCAGCCAATTGCAACAGTGATGGCAGTGTATATCCACCTCCTGGTGAGCGCGTCACGAAATGTCACGCGAGGTCACATTGATGTCACGACAGAAGATTTGGCAAGTGCGCTCGACGTGACAGAAGAGGTAATTGATTCAATTTTGCAGACGATGCAGGGGCGGGTACTTGATGGTGATTTAATCACTGGATGGGAAAAACGCCAGGTGCTTAAAGAGGACAACGGCAATATTTCGCAAACCGCAAAATCTCCTGCAGAGCGCAAGAGGGCGCAGCGAGAGAGGGAAAGAAAGCGGGAACAAAATGGCGATTGTCACGGCGCGTCACGAAATGTCACGCACATGTCACGACGAGTCACGACAGATAAAGATACAGATAAAGATACAGATCAAGAAGATCAAAACACTATGGTCCATGGCGTAAAAAACGCCACGAACCAGGCAGGGGATGTTCAGACCGTCAATCTTGGTCAGCCAGCAGGCACGACACCGGAAGCCGATTCAGCGTATGCGCTGAAAGCCGATTCGGGCGCTGTGCAGCAGGTGATGACCGCAAGGCTGGAGCAATCACACCAACTGCAGCAGCCCGAAGCCGATTCCGCCATTCAGCGGGAAGCCGATCGGGTAGTCCCGGAAAACACCGGGCAGTCTGTGGGACGAGTGGATTATCCGGATGTGTTCGAACAGGTCTGGCGGGAGTACCCGTTGCGTGCCGGAGCAAACCCGAAGAAATCAGCTTTCAGTGCCTGGAAGGCCAGATTACGCGAGGGGGTGCCACCAGAGGCCATGCTGGATGGCGTGAGGCGTTACGCAAGATACCTGGCGGCTACCGGGAAAACGGGAACGGAATTTGTTCAGCGAGCGACGACGTTTTTTGGACCGGACCGGAATTTTGAGAACCCCTGGTTGCTCCCGGTAAGCGGCACGAACAACCAGCGTTGTGTGAATCATATTTCTGAACCGGATAACGAAATTCCGCCGGGCTTCAGGGGGTAAGTGTTAATTTCTGGTCATGAGGTAATTTTCAGGAGGGCTTGTGGCAAAAGTTTTTACACAAGAAGAGCGGGAAAAAATTAAAGGACAGGTTGTTGAACTCGTACGCCAGAGTGGGCGTGAGACGTTACGGCAACTGGAAGTCAAGACAGGTGCGACAAGATATCTGATGAGCGTTCTCGCAAGAGAGCTGGTTGCCAGCGGCGATGTATACAACTCTGGTTACGGGTTATTCCCGTCTGAACAGGCGCGTAAGGACTGGCAAAATGCCCGTAAAAAGCTCTCAAGGGCAAAGCTGAAGAAACCATCTGCGGTTGATCCGGACCTTATCTGGTCATTACCTGACGGAGAAATACGTCGCTACGATAGTTGTCTAAACATAATCTGTCGCGAGTGCCGGAAGAGCGAAGTTATGCAGCGCATTCTGGCATTTTATCAGGGAAATGTTAGGTATTTTAGACGTTACTAGATTAAAGGGCATTAGTTCAGATATGCATTGACATTTTCATGGCACAAGGTAGAGCTAGCGTGGTTGTTCGCTTTGTGCCAAGAGTGGTCATTGATAATATTTTGGTGGGTTACATCTGTCAATGTTTCAGGTGATATGATATACAAATAGCCAGACTTAGACTGGCATGCTGTTTATTTTTATATTATGGGTGTGCCACATGGATTTAAAACTTATTGAGATATGACATGGATACTTTTCATAATATTTTGCTTGAGCACATAGACAGCCTTTTAAAAGAGAGACTTGATTTATCTGGTGACGCTGATATCGAAAAAGAAATTAATAACCTAATTCCCAAAATAGCCATTGTTGTTAAAAAATCTCTTATTGGCTCGGCCAATGCAATGCTTAGAGAACATCGTTCTCTTTGTGATGAATTTGTTGAGAGAAATATTTCAAGATGGGCAGAGGCTTTTGATTTGCTCGAAACACTTATAGTGATATGCACGGAGTCCGGTGAAGAGTTCAATCGTTCTTATAGACCACAAGCTGCCTCTGAAGAGGATGTGGTTTTTGATTTAGTTGTTCGGCATCACGCAAGAGCTTGCCACATCGCCAACGAAATTTTGTGTCTCTTAAAGAATGGATTTGCAGATGCTGCCCAAGCGAGATGGCGAGCACTTCATGAGGTAGCGGCCACAGCTATGTTTATAGCAAAGCATGGAAAAGAGTGTGCTGAGCGCTTTTACTACCATGAAGTGGTTGATTCATATACTGGAATGTTGGAACACAAAAAGTACGAGCACCGGTTAGAAGCAAAAGGTCCAACTATTGAAGAAATAGCTGAGTGTAAAGTTCAATTTGATCTATTAATAAAAAAATATGGCAAAAAATATGCAGATAATTATGGGTGGGCATCTTATATTTTCCCTAACCATAATAAAGTGGGGTTTGGAGCTATTGAGAAAGATGTTCAGTTAGAACACATGCGCCCTTATTATAAGTGGGCGAGTCAGAATGTACACACCGGTTCCAAGGCAATGAGAAATAGGCTTGGTCTCTGTGAAACTGGTGATGATATATTATTGGTCGGGCAAAGTGATTCAGGAATGGCTGATCCAGCCCATGCTACTGCTATTAGTTTGATGCAGATTACTGTGACACTTTTATTCTTAAAACCAACCATTGATCATGCCGTCATTTCAAAAATAATACAGGATTATTCTGATGAGATTGGAAATGTATTTCTTAAAATTGATAAGGGTAATTAAAAATTGGAAAAGTGATAGTATATTCTTGTTTTTTTACTGGTAATTAAATGTTTTTAAAGTTACTAGTTCACACCTATCGAACGTCCGGTCTTCGCCCAAAGCGGACTAGAAGGTTAGCTTGCGTCGGATTTGGCGTATTTAAAGAATCGCTGGTGGTTACTGGTTGTTGTGTTCCATTTCTACAGAACAAAATCACAGAAACTATACCCAATAGTTGTATCTCATCAATGATGAGATAGCCTCATATTTATCAGGACTGGTGTACGTCCAATACAGGAGGTTGTCGTGCTGGTTCTCAAATGTGCGCTGGCTATTGCAGCTGTAATGGCAATTTATTGTCTTGCTGTTGTTCTTATGGATCGCCTTTCTGATTGATTTTATATTGGCCAGGTGACGGGAGTTAAGTAGAATGGCTGCGGGTGCTTGAGGCTATCTGTCTCAGGCATGAACACCAAAGGCAGATAGAGAAAAGCCCCAGTTAACATTACGCGTCCTGCAAAACGCTTAACATTAATCTGAGGCTCAATCTATGAACGGCAAATCTAGGTTAGCCTCTTACGTGCCGAAAGGCAAGGAGAAGCAGGCTATGAAGCAGCAAAAGGCGATGTTAATCGCCCTGATCGTCATCTGTTTAACCGTCATAGTGACGGCACTGGTAACGAGGAAAGACCTCTGCGAGGTACGAATCCGAACCGGCCAGACGGAGGTCGCTGTCTTCACAGCTTACGAACCTGAGGAGTAAGAGACCAGGCGAGGGAGAAATCCCTCGCCACCTCTGATGTGTCAGGCATCCTCAACGCACCCGCACTTAACCCGCTTCGGCGGGTTTTGTTTTTTCCTGGCATTCTGGTTTACAATTCGCACGTCAGCCTGAACACCTGACACCTGCTGCGCCAGCAGAGAAAACAGATGGCGCACAAAACCAAATTTCACAATTCTGATACCGACCTTGCCATCCGGCATGAGCGGCGTTCACACGCATTTAAAACCGACTGGTACCAACACCCACCATGTACTGAAGAACAGGCCGAATGGCTGATTCATTCTTACCGCAGGCGCGGGTTCGAGGTTAAGAAAGCTCTCAGTCTCGACTATCGGCACTGGATAATCTCTGTCAGGCTGCCTTATTCCGAACGCCCACCACGTCCGTCCCGCACTTTCCAGCAACGGATCTGGAGGTAACGTGCGGGTATTACTTAGACCTGTTCTGGTGCCTGAGCTTGGGCTGGTGGTCCTTAAGCCGGGCCGTGAATCCATACAGATATTTCATAATCCTCGAGTGCTGGTGGAGCCGGAACCGAAAAGCATGTGCGGCCTGCCATCCGGAGTCGTCCCTGCCGTTCGCCAGCCGCTGGCGGAGGATAAATCATTACTGCCATTTTTCAGCAATGAGCGTGTGATTCGTGCTGCTGGCGGCGCTGGTGCACTGTCTGACTGGCTGTTGCGCCATATTAAATCCTGCCAGTGGCCACACGGTGATTATCACCACAGTGAAACCGTCATTCACCGTTATGGTACCGGCGCAATGGTGTTGTGCTGGCACTGCGACAACCAGTTGCGTGACCAGACCTCAGAATCACTTGAGCAACTTGCTCACCAAAACTTGTCAGCATGGATGATTGACGTCATCCGTCACGCAATCAGCGGTACGCAGGAGAGGGAGTTATCGCTGGCCGAATTATCCTGGTGGGCGGTCTGCAATCAGGTGGCTGATGCGCTTCCGGAGTCTGTATTGTGTCGTTCACTGGGATTACCGGTGGAAAAAATCCGCTCCGTATACCGTGAGAGTGACATCGTACCGGGAGAACAGACTGCCACCAGCATACTGAAGCAGCGCACAAAAAATATTGCGCTGCCACTTCACGTCCACCAGCAACAGCCCCCACTCCAGGAAAAGACGTTAGTAAGCATCGCCGTTGATCCGGAGTCTCCGGCTCAGTATCTCCAGCGCCAGAAACCACAACGGGAAGAGATGCCTGTATACACGCGCTGGGTAAAAACGCAGAAATGCATGACGTGCGGTAATCAGGCAGATGATCCGCATCACATCATTGGTCATGGACTGGGAGGGATGGGAACAAAGGCTGATGATTTGTTTGTTATTCCGCTGTGCCGTAAATGTCATAACGAACTGCACGCCGGGGTAAAAGATTTTGAAGAAAAACACGGCAGCCAGCTGTTGTTGCTGATTCGTTTTTTAATGCACGCGAGAAATTCGGGTGTCCTGAAGTGGAAAGCATGAATGACTGAACGCATAGAATTTGTTTTGCCTTACCCGCCGACGGTGAATACCTACTGGCGACGTCATGGCAATACGTATTTCATCTCGGAAGCCGGAAAGCGTTATCGCCGTGATGTGGCGCTAATTGTTCGCCAGCAGCGGCTGAAATTAAGCCTGTCCGGAAGGCTGGCGATAAAGATTATTGCAGAGCCACCGGATAAGCGCCGCCGCGACCTGGACAATATCCTGAAGGCACCACTGGATGCGCTGACGCATGCCGGACTACTTATAGACGACGAGCAGTTTGATGAAATCAATATTGTGCGCGGTCAGCTCGTTCCTGGTGGGCGGCTGGGGATAAAAATCACAGAACTGGAGTGCGCATGAATAACCAGTATTTACAGTTTGTGCGTGAGCAGCTCATTATCGCCACCGCTGATTTGAGTGGGGCAACAAAAGGTCAGCTTGAAGCCTGGCAAGAGAATGCCATGTTCGATACAGGGCGTTACAGGCGAAAAAAAATCCGGTACCGCGATGAAGTGACTGGAAAAATGATAACGCGGGATAATCCACCAATTCCGGGAAAGCAATCGCTGGCGAAGGGGACGTCAATTCCTCTGGTCAGTCCGGTTGAGTTTTCGACATCATCGTGGCGGCGGGCTGTTCTGTCTCTTGAAGAACATCATAAAGCCTGGTTGTTGTGGTGTTACAGCGGGAGTATTTGTTGGGAATATCAGATCGCGATAACACAGTGGGCGTGGAATGAATTTAATACTCAATCCGGTACCAGAAAAATTGCAGGGAAAACGCAGGAACGCCTGAAAAAATTAATCTGGCTGGCGGCGCAGGCAGTAAAAGCAGAACTTTTTGGTGGGGAAGGTTATGAATACCAGGAGCTGGCATTACTGGCGGGAGTGACAACTAAAAACTGGTCCAAAACATTTACTCGTCACTGGGTTGCAATGAAACACATTTTTTACCGACTGGATAGTGGGGCTTTATTGTTTGTAATGAGAACGCGTTCAAAACAAAAGGCGGCATTTTCAAAGCAAAGTGTTGCAAAAGTAGATTGAAAGGCATATATTTCATGCAAATCTGATATTTTGCCGATTTTGTACGTGATGGCAAAAGCAAACAAAACCCGCCGAAATGCGGGTTTTTTGTGCCACTTATCTCGGATAGACATGGTGAATGCGCTGGTGGAGGAAGTAAGGGGGATTTTTAACCAGGTGATTTTTGAATGCTTGCAACATTGATTTTGTAACGTTATTATCCTGCGCCCGGCCCTTTAGCTCAGTGGTGAGAGCGAGCGACTCATAATCGCCAGGTCGCTGGTTCAAATCCAGCAAGGGCCACCAACCGCCACTAGCTCATCAGGAAAGAGCGTCAACCCTTTAAGTTGAGTGTGCGAGGTTCGAGTCCCCGGTGGCGGTCCAGTGCCGACTTAGCTCAGTAGGTAGAGCAACTGACTTGTAATCAGTAGGTCACCAGTTCGATTCCGGTAGTCGGCACCATATGCGGGCATCGTATAATGGCTATTACTTCAGCCTTCCAAGCTGATGATGCGGGTTCGATTCCCGCTGCCCGCTCCAGCAAAACAAATGAGGTACAGGTTTTTCAGCACTGGCGTTTTTTTTCTCGCGGGAAAAGGTCTCGTATATCCCTTATCGCGCTCCCGAATTATAACGGAGACCAGTTATGATTTCGGTGCTGTGTTTTTTGACGCTATCGGAATAGTGCATTATTGGTGGGATTTTTGATATTTCCTGGCAGGGGCTGATTATGCACTATCCCGATGTTGTTAACATCACAAAATGAGGTGAACTCCATGTGCGGGGTGGTTTAAGTAGTTTAGCCGGGAAACTACAGTATCTGATGGAATGTCAGGTATTTCGGGAGGCACCCGACACCTCACTTGTATTATAATAATACTCTTCAGCACTTACTGATTTGACCACCGCCTTAGCAGGCGGTTTTTTTTTGGTAATTTGCAGAATTGCATGCTGAATAAGCACTGCATCGTTAAAATTATAACTAATTCCGAATATGCTGTGCTTGCTTATTGTTAGTTTGCTTACATTTCTGTATCTTGCTGCACCGCAGGATTCCCCTGTAACGACGATTGTATGATGAATCATTTAAACTCTGTCATTTGCCAGCCAGTCTCTGGTGGCTGGCTTTTTTTGCAAGGTGTTCCAGTAATTCTGTCGTCAGGCTGGATTCCCACAGAACAAAAAACCGTCACTAACTCATCGGGTAAGAGTGCATAACACGTATTGTTGTTTTGTGGTGCGGGGTTCGAGTCCCCGGTGACGGTCCATTTGTAACGGTAAATATACTTTTAACAGGCTCGCTTCGGCGAGCTTTTTGTATGAGTTCAACCCGGTTTATATTGGCGAAAAAAGGGCGCGGCTGTCGGATTAAAGCCGCGGGACAAAGTCCATGAAGAAGAATAAGCATCTCTCTCCTCCAGAGAGACGTATTTATATTACTAAGCATTAAAAATGGTTTAAATCCTCAGATTAACCTTAATTTCAGGTAATTCTTATTTCATTTCTTTGCGTCACGCCCGGCGCACATCAAAAACCACAGAGCCTTTCAGGGGTGAGCTTACGGGATGGTCAGTGTGACTTTCTCTGTGGGCTGGTCACCCCAGGGCGGAGGCTCACCCACTAAAAGGAAACGTCACGATGTTTGGTATTTTCAAAAAGAAAACCCGCAAGGCCATTACCGAAGTGAAGAAGATGGAGAACCGCGACGCAGTGGAGGCAACCGTCTGGGGTGCGTATTCCATTGCATACGCTGACGGCACCTGTGACGCGAAAGAAATTGCGGTACTGGAAAAAACCATTGCAGCACTTCCTGCCTTTGCGCCGTTCTCCGGTGAGATTGCACAAATGAGTGCAAATATCCGCGCCCGTTATGAAGCGTCACCTCGTAGTGCGAATGCTCAGGCTTTGCGTGAACTGGCTGATGTGGCAGGAACCGCCGAAGCGGTTGATGTGCTGTGCCTGTGTCTGGATATCGCTGACCAGGACGGCATTGGTCCGGATGAAGAAGCACAGCTCAAGAAAATTGCGCAGGCGCTGCAGTTGCCGCTGGAGCAGTATCTGTGAAAAGTGCGCGCCCTGTACTGGCTGCCATCCTGCTGTTTCTGGTAGTGGTGGTGGATTTCACCGGACGACTGATGTCGGTGCTGGCAGATGGTGTGCTGGTGGCGATGGCGCTGGTCGTGCTCCGGCCTTTACTGCGTAAATCTGAATAACACCACACAAAAGGCATCTGCGGGTGCCTTTGACGGGGTGTTTTTTATGGGTCGCTGGTGGCCCTTTTTTATTTACAGGAGAAAAAGTATGTCTGAACCCTTATCCGGTTCCGGCACGGCTGCGGCGCTCGGTGGAGCGACGGTATTCGGGCTGTTTACCGGAACGGATTTCGGGATTGTGTTTGGTGCGTTCGCCGGGGCGTTATTTGTGGCAACGATGCCGCAGGCGCTTTCAGCCTGGCGTGTGGCGGCGCATTTTCTGGTGTCGTTCATTATCGGCGTGCTGGGCGCAGAGGTTCTGGCATCCTGGCTGGTAAAGCATACAGAGTTTGACGGTGCACCCGTCGACGCACTGTGTGCAGTGCTGGTGTCAGTGGTGTCGGTGAAGATTCTCTCGTTCATCCACCAGCAGGATATTACATCGCTGGTGTCCGGCCTGTTCTCCCGCCTGCGGGGTGGAGGAGGCGGCAATGTTAAGTAACCTTCCCGGATTGCTGAATGTGGCGTTATGCACGGTTATCGTGCTGACGCTCTTTTTTTATCGTCGCCGTGATTCCAGACATAAACCGCTGATGTCATGGCTGGCCTGGCTGTTGATGCTGCTGTATGCCTTTGCGCCCCTCAGCTATCTGTGTGGTCGCCCGTTAGCAACGGGCTGGCCTGAAGTGTTTTTTAATCTGCTGTTCTGCGTGCTGGTGATACGTGCACGCGGGAACGTCACAAGAATCTTTCCATTGTTGAGGTGAGTATGCCGGGGAAATTCAGATTCAGTTGTCGTAGCGAAAGAAATCTGGAGGGCGTTAAACCACAGCTGGTTGCTGTCGTTCGCCGTGCGCTGGAGCTGACGGAGGTTGATTTCGGTATTACGGAAGGCCTGCGCACGAAAGAACGCCAGAAACAGCTGGTTGCAGAAGGCAAGAGCCAGACCATGAACAGTCGTCACCTGACCGGTGATGCGGTGGATGTTGTGGCTTACGTTGGCAGCCAGGTGTCATGGGACTGGGCTCTGTACGAGAAAATCGCGCAGGCATTTAAGCAGGCTGCCGCAGAGCTGGGAACTGCCATCGAATGGGGCGGGGACTGGAAAACACTGAAAGACGGGCCTCACTTTCAGTTGAAACGCTGATAACCAGGTGTGTTATGAGCAGAAAACACTGGATACACAGAATGCCGCGAACAACGGCGAAATGGGCACTGGTAGCGATACTGGTGCCTTTTTTCTTGGTGGGATGCGTCAGCATGGATAAGGCGCGCCAGCTTTTCGATATGGCTTCTCAGGTCTGCGAAATTGTCGACGGTGTCCGGCAGTGTATGCAGAACTGACCGACGGTGAGAGCAGAATATTTTTTAGAGGAGCGAAATTCTATGCCATCACAAATCCCGCGCGCCTGCCGTAAGCGTGGATGTGCAGGTACAACCACAGACAGTTCTGGTTACTGCGATAAACATCGTGGCGAAGGATGGGTACAGCATCAGCGCGGACTGAGCCGCCACCAGCGTGGCTATGGCTCGAAATGGGATGCCATACGTGCGCGCATACTGAAGCGTGATAATCATCTGTGTCAGAACTGCATGCGCAATGGGAGAGCCGTTGAAGCCAGAACTGTGGACCACATCATTCCGAAAGCTCATGGTGGCACGGATGCAGACAGTAACCTGCAGAGTCTGTGCTGGCCCTGTCATAAAGCAAAAACAGCGCGCGAACGCATCAATTGATAACAGTTCCCATCTGTAGGGGAGGGGCGGGTCAAATCTCTGCAGCCCTGGCTGCTCAGTACCGCCGCCTGACCCTTCCTCACATCGCCGCAGGTTCGAAAACTTTTTTTTGGGAATGTGATTAAATGATTGATAGGTAAAACCGATTATGTCAGGACCCCCGAAAACCCCGCCACGCCTGCATTTGATACGAGGCAACCCCTCAAAGCGCCCCGTTAAAGACCCAAAAAAAACCGCTAAAAAGGATGAAAAAGGTCTCCCTAAAATTCCGCAACATTTAGGGTCGCAGGGGAAGTACTGGTTCAGGCGAATGGCGGAAGAACTGAATGCGGAAGGGATCATTTCTCAGCTTGATGCGCGTGCACTCGAGTTACTGGTGGAAGCCTACACCGAATACCGGCATCACTGCGAAACACTTGATGCTGAGGGTTATACCTACCGCACGGAAACGCAGAACGGTGATGTGCTGATTAAGGCACACCCGGCTGCTGCGATGAAAGCGGATGCCTGGAAGCGGATCCGGGCGATGCTTGCAGAGTTTGGTATGTCACCGGCAAGCCGGGCGAAAGTAAATACCGCCGGACCGGATGATGTTGATCCGCTGGCGGAACTTTTAAAAGCGAGAGACTGATGGCAAAAGTGGCTGACGGGATCCGCTACGCCGAACGTGTTGTTGCAGGAGAAATTGTCGCTGGCGAATTTGTCCGTCTGGCCTGCCAGCGTTTTCTTGATGATCTGAAGTACGGCGAAGAGCGGGGGATTTATTTCAGTGAACCCCGTGCGCAGCACATCCTGAATTTCTACAAATTTGTGCCTCATGTAAAAGGGGCGCTGGCAGGCCAGCCTATTGAGTTGATGGACTGGCATGTATTTATCCTCATTAATATTTTTGGTTTTGTCATTCCGCTGGTCAATGAAGAGACCGGGGAAGTTGTCATGCGCAGCGATGGCAGCGGACGTCCGGTGATGGTGCGCCGGTTCCGGACGGCGTACAACGAAGTCGCCCGTAAAAACGCAAAATCAACCCTGTCATCGGGTATCGGTCTGTATATGACGGGGGCAGATGGTGAAGGCGGTGCTGAGGTGTATTCAGCCGCAACTACGCGTGACCAGGCCAGAATCGTGTTTGAAGACGCCAAAAATATGGTCAGAAAAGCCCGGTCGACACTCGGGCGGTTGTTTGATTTCAACAAGCTGGCGATTTACCAGGAGCAGAGCGCATCAAAATTTGAACCGCTTTCTTCGGATGCAAACAACCTGGATGGTCTGAACATCCACTGCGCCATTATTGATGAGCTGCATGCACATAAAACCCGTGACGTGTGGGACGTTCTGGAAACGGCAACCGGTGCCCGTCTGCAGTCCCTTTTATTTGGTATCACCACGGCAGGGTTTAACAAGGAAGGGATTTGTTACGAGCAGCGTGATTACGCCATCAAGGTATTGCGTGGCTATAACAGCGACGTGGAGGGCGCGGTAAAAGACGACTCCTACTTTGCGATTATTTACACCCTCGATGAGGGAGATGATCCGTTTGATGAAACGGTCTGGCAGAAAGCGAATCCCGGCCTGGGCATCTGTAAACGCTGGGATGATCTGCGTCGCCTGGCGAAAAAAGCGAAAGAACAGGTCTCTGCGCGGGTGAATTTTTTTACCAAGAACGTAACATCACGCCGTAACAACAGTGCGGCCTGTCCTGATTTTTTTAGTAACCAAATGAAAGAAAAAGATTTTTTCTTGTTCGTCGTTTTTGTTTTTTCTGGAAGGTTCTGGCTGTTTTCATCATTTGTGTATTGCACTGTGTATTGCAAAAACGGGTTATAAATCACATGGCGCTAAACAAACTGAGCGATAAAAAACTTCGTTCCCTGCTTGGGCGCAGGAGTGAGAGGCAGGAAACCATCGCTGATGGTAACGGGCTTTCGGTACGGGTCAGTAAATACGGATGTGTTAGTTTTGTTTTCTTTTACAGACTGGCGGGAAGGGGAACCGCGCCCATCTGGCTGACACTTGGAAAATATCCTGATCTGAGTCTCAAATCAGCGAGAGAGATGCGCGATCAGTGTCGAACCTGGCTTGCGGAGGGCAGAGATCCACGGATTCAGATAAAAATTGAACGGGAAGCCACCTTGCAACCTGTTACCGTTCGTGAGGCGCTTGAATACTGGCTTGATAATTATGCAATGGATAAGCGTAGGGGAGCAGAACATATCAGGCAGTGCTTTGGTAAACATATTTATCCGGTGATTGGTCATGTACCACTTAGTGATTGCTCAATATCTATGTGGATCAAGTGCTTTGACAAAATAAAAAAAGTAGCACCTGTACAGGCCGGAGCTTTATTGCGTATATCAAAACAGGCGCTTAAATTTTGTCGGGTAAGAAAATACGCGATTAGTCATGAAATTGATGATCTTGAGGTCTGTGATGTGGGAAAAAAGTCTGCGCGAAGAAGCAGGGTTTTAACAGATGATGAAATCAGAGATTTATGGCGAAGTATTAATACTGATTATGACAATCACGAATTATCATATGAAAACCGAATTATTTTACGTTTCCTGGTAGTTTTTGGTTGCCGACTGTCAGAAGTATTACTGTCCTCCTGGGGAGAGTGGGATTTTGATAAGAAATTATGGCGCGTTCCCGCTGATCATAGCAAAAATGGCAGGGAAATAATCAGACCGATTCCTGATGGCATGTTTAACTGGTTAGTTACGTTAAAAAAAATAACAGGTAACAAAGAAAATGTGATTGGGTTTGATATGCGTCAGTGTACGGCAAGCGTAACTATCGGTAAGACATGGAAAAGGATGAAACACTCGGAGAAATGGACGGCGCATGATATGCGAAGAGTGTTTGCCACAAAGCTAAGTGATCATGGTTTTGAACATAATGTGGTTGAACAGTTGCTTGGGCACACATTAGGCGGTGTTGCCGGGGTTTATAACAGAAGCCAGTATATGGACAGAAAAAAAGAAGCTATGAACTGGTGGTACGACTACCTGAATAAGCTAATTAGTGGTGATGGTAATGATTCAAATAGTTACGCGTGAAGAACTTGAAAATGATAAAACAATCGACAGGATGATTAAGGAAGATGAATGTGCATGGTTAACTGCTCTTGGCAGGAGACACAGATCGTTACTTGAAAAGGAAGGAAAATTTCCACGAAAAATATGTATTGGCCCACAAACAAAAGTCTGGCGCTTATCTGAGGTGCTGGAATGGGTAAAGGGTGAATGGAAACCCTGAGCTAAATTAAATGAGATATAATCAACCCGTCTTTTGGCGGGTTTTTTTATAGGTGATATTTTTATGCAAAAATTTATTTATCCTACACCCGAAGAACGCATTCAGATTCTGAAAGAGCATGGCGAACCGTATGATCGCCGTATACGCGAACATGAGTGTGCCAATCGTACCGGGCTTTCAAGAAGCAGACGTTGGGTACTTGAACAGGAGGGAGCATTTCCTGCTCGTGCTCATTTAGGGAAAGTGTCTGTTTCCTGGTTGCTCTCTGATGTGCTCTGGTGGGTTATGCATCCGCCAGGAGTAAAGGAAGTAAACAGCCCATACAAAAACGCCAATAAGTAATTACCGACAACCCCGCACCACGCAATGCGGGGTTTTTTGTATGTGAGGTAGAAAGCGATGAATAAAAATATTGCCGTGACGGGCAAGGGTGACGCACGTCATGTGAAAAAATTCTGTGATATTCGTGATCTGGTCGTTCTGCGCTTTGATGGTGTGAACGTTCGCGTGGTGTATCTGAACGGCGATCCGTGGTTTGTTGCAAAGGATGTTTGCGCTGCGCTGGAACTGACCAATTCGCGTACGGCGTTGCAGATGCTTGATGATGATGAAAAGGGAGTAAATTTAACTTACACCCCCGGAGGAAATCAGAATATGAGCATTATCTCTGAGTCAGGTTTCTACAAACTAATAGCCCGCAGCCGCAAAGCAACGACGCCTGGCACATTTGCTCATCGTTTCAGTAACTGGGTATTCAGGAATGTGATACCAGGTATCAGAAAGACAGGGGCTTATGGTATCCCGTGGGGCGCATTGCAGGATTTTTCCCGCCGTAAAGAGCAATATCAAATAAGTGCCAGTGAGAAGGGGAGGGAGCTACAGGCCTGTAAGCGCAAAAAGCGTGAACTGGAGGAAGAAGAAAAAAGGCTGATACGTGAATATCAGCCTGAGTTTTACTTTGACAACTGCATTCAGTGACAAAACAAAGGCGACCGGGGGCGGTCGCCAATGGGAAAACACTAAACATAAGCCCGAACATCATAGCGATTTGCTGGCTGGTGGGCAATTTGATCAGTCAGATTCGGTTCGTTCCCAGGTTTGCAATGATAGCTTTTTCTTGTGCTCCTTAAGGAATTTCTCAAGAGCAAACGCACAGGGGGCGAATCTTTCTGATTCATGCTCATGCGCTATCTTTTTGCGCTGTCCTTTCCGTGTTTGTGGTGGTGTTTTTTTTAACTCTTTATCGTTCATGGTAAGCACCTGCATAGCAATGCGCCGTAGTTACTCTCACCACGGCGCTGGTGATGGTTACTCCTGCTCTTTGGCCTTGCGGCGCTGGCGGCGTTTGATCTCGCCACGCATGGCTGCGCTTATAAACTGCCCTGTACTTTCGCCTTCTTCTTTCACTTTTTCCATGCCTTCAATAATTTCATGGGCAATACGTGCAGTTACAGATTGTGATTTTGCATTCTTTGGACCTGTTGCCATGTCTAACTCCTTATGTTTTTGGTGTAAGACAATATACACGAAAAAAAATTATTTTGAAGGATTGACGTGTAAGACACTGCTGCTTTACATTGTGTCTTACACCTTGTTTATGCAAGGTGCAGAAACGACGAAACCCCGCACTGTTGGAGCAGTAACGGGGCTTCTAACCACCAACGATAGCGAAAGTATCGAGGTAGCTATGTTAAATCATACCACACACCCGAAAGGGCGGGACTCGCACAACCTGAATAAATACATCTGGCGTTTTATCGCCCTGAGCACGGCTAAGCCGCGCGTGATTACCATTGAGGCCACCAGCGAACAGGAAGCCCGCCAGCAATCCCCGGCCGGCTGCGTGATGGTATTTACTGCCCGTATTCGTCAGGAGGTACGCCATGTGTAATAACACCCGTCCGGACGCAGCCGCCGAAGCCATCAGAACGCTGATGCACGCGCTGATTGATATTTCTGTTATCGCAGACAAGGCGCATAAGCACGCCACCAGCGAAACAGAATATGCCGGGGCTTTCGTTCCTCACTCACTGGCTGTCATGCAATTTAGTGCTGATACGGCGCTGAATGAGGCAAAAGCCATCCTGATTGCTGATTGTGAAAATGGCGGGGGCGATTATGCGAAATAAACATGATATTGAAGACCTGGCATTTGAAGCCCTGCACTCTGCGAAAAAAATCAGGGAAGTCGTCAATATGTGGATGAACAGCCTTAGCACCGATAAATCCGATAGCAGAGAAGAAATTCTTATTTCTTTGTTGTTAGACCTGGCAAATACACAGGTTTCTCTGACATCTGATATTGAGCTCGCCGCTAAAAAGCTGCCTCTGGAGTAAAAAACATGAAAAAGAAAAATTCTGGCTTTACTGCCAGCGGCCCCGCTCGGCCTGAAATCCGCCCCGGCGATATTTTCCAGGATAAATACGGCAGCACGATAACGATCAAAACCGTCGATGATTTTCGTGTGACCTATATCCGCGAAGGTTATGCGCATCCCTGCGTGTCGTCACATATGCGCTTTGACAGGGAGTTCACCTTGGTAAGTAAAGCACCACCAGCAGAATTAAGCGACATCGACAGAATCATGCGCGTTACAGGAATGGAACGCATTAAGGCAGTACGTGAAATTATTCGTGAACGGGGAAAGGCAAAATGAAGCGCGCACCAAACTTAAAGCACCAGCCAGCCGACAAAATGACGGAGGTTATCATCTTTGCGGGTAGTGATGCGTGGAGCCATGCGAAAGAGTGGCAGGAATGGGCAGGTAAGCATATTGCCGCCGACAATGTGCCGCCTGTCGTTCTGTCAGATGAACACCTGAAAGATATTACCGGTTATCAAATTATTGATGATAGCCGTCAGTGTGTGCGTGTTTACCGCGCAGGGCACATCACTGAACGTAGCCTTACACAGATCGTCACGTTGCTGGCTGTGGCTGGCGTGAAGACCGTATACGAATACGCGGGGATAACTGACATCAGCCCGGCGGATTTATCCGACCAGTTGCCTCGCCTCAAAGACGAATACGAGCGCGGGGAAAGTCTGGTGTTGCCCTTAAAGAAAAAAATCACAGAAATCCAGGGCGATGATGAATTAAAGCCCCGCGTTGAAAGTCGCGCCGATGGTGTTTTCTGGGTAACGCCAAAAGTGGATAAGCAGTCAGGCGAAATTATCCGGCCTGAGACGTGGTTATGTTCCCCGCTTGAACTACTGGGAACGGGGACAATCGGTAAAGAGCATTACCGCGTGATGCGCTGGAAAAAATTAGCAAACCATGAAGTCATCACAATGGCGGTTCCGTGCGGTGGCATTGGCGACCGTGACGGCTGGCGGTTGCTGAAAGACCACGGACTGAACGTAACAACCAACGGTAAATACAGGGCTATCCTGGCTGACTGGATGCAGTTAAGCGGAAGCCATGAGGAATGGCAGTTAAGCACAACAACGGGCTGGCATTTTGGCGCGTACATCATGCCGGACGGTTCGGTCATTGGTGATTGCGAAAAGCCAGTCCTGTTTACCGGAAAAACGGCTGCTGTTAATGGCTATTCCGTGGCAGGAACGGCGGAGGGCTGGCGCGATACCGTTGCGCGGCTGGCTGGTGGTAATCCGTCCATGATGCTGGGTGTGGCGGTATCGTTATCCGCACCATTAATCGGGCTGGTGGGCGCTGACGGCTTCGGGGTACATCTTTTCGAACAGTCATCGGCAGGGAAAACCACCACACAGAACATCGCATCAAGTTTATGGGGAGAGCCGGACGCGCAGCGGCTGACCTGGTACGGCACAGCGTTAGGTATCGCCAACGAAGCAGAGGCACACAATGACGGGCTTTTACCCCTGGATGAAATAGGCCAGGCCGGAAACGCGCGGGAGGTGTCCACGTCAGCCTATACGCTGTTTAACGGTTCGGGGAAATTACAGGGGGCGAAGGACGGCGGCAACAGGGAGATCAAACACTGGCGCACGGTGGCAATCAGCACCGGAGAAATGGACGTTGAGACATTCCTCAAAACGGAGGGGATAAAAGTCAAAGCGGGGCAGCTTGTCCGCCTGCTTAACGTTCCGATGGAAAAAGCCACGCAATTTCACGAATACAGCACCGGAAAGGCGCACGCAGACGCGTTAAAGGATGCCTGGACAGAAAATCACGGGGCGGCGGGTCGTGAGTGGGTTAAATGGCTGGCAGAACACCAGCAGGAGGCAAAGGACACGGTAAGGACATGCCGTGAGCGGTGGCGCAACCTGATACCGGAGAGCTACGGCGAACAGGTTCACCGTGTGGGGGAGCGATTTGCCATACTGGAGGCCGCGCTTGTGCTTTCAGGTCATGTTACTGGCTGGGATGAGCAGGAATGCCGCGATGCCATACAGCATAATTTTAATGCCTGGGTGAAGGAGTTCGGCACGGGTAACAGGGAATTTAAACAGATGGTTGAACAGGCAGAAGCTTTTTTAGCGTCGTTCGGATTCAGCAGATACCTTCCGTGGCCCAATACCGACGAGCGTGATTTACCGATTAAAGAACTTGCCGGATACAGAAAGGGGAGTATCAGAAACGAAGATGACGAGTTCCGTTTTTACACGTTCCCGCATGTATTTGAGGGTGAGATAGCACAGGGATTTAATCCGTCTCACTTTGCCCGCGCGTTGAGTGCTGCCGGAATGCTGGAAGCGGGTAACGATCGCCGTTACAAGAAAAAGGCGCTCGGCAAAATTGGGGGGAAGCAGCATGTTTTTTACGTGCTGATGTTCCAGCCTGAGGCAGAAGATTAACCCCCTGTGTGAGGTGAAAAGTTGCGGGTTATGCGGGTTATCATGTATATAAGTGCATTAACTGTATGAATAAAAAGGAAATCAATAACCCGCACGTAACCCGCAAAACGGCAGTTATAACCCGCAAAAGTGCGATTATAACCCGCAGAATTTCACCGTAAGGGTGTAAACAAGCGTAACCATCAACGTTAAAACCGGAGAGCAGACAGCATGACAGCACAGATAGCGGCTTACGGGCGGCTGGTGGCTGACCCGCAGTTAAAGACCACCAGCAAGGGAACACAAATGGCGATGGCGAGTATGGCGGTTCCCCTGCCATGCAGCCAGGCAGATGACGGAACGGCGACGATGTGGTTATCCGTCCTGGCGTTTGGCAGACAGGCCGACGCACTGGCAAAACACCGCAAAGGCGAACTGGTGAACGTGGCGGGTAACATGCAGGTAAGCCAGTGGACAGGGCAGAACGGCGAAACGCGGCAGGGCTGGCAGGTCATCGCAGACAGCGTAATCAGTGCGAGAACGGCGCGACCGGGCGGCAAAAAAGGCCAACAGGGGCAGGCCACTGACGCACTGAACAGGGCAAAACAACAGACAGGCCAGCACGATGACCTGTACGGGGATAACATACAGTTTTAATTCACAACAGCGAACAGAGTAATTACAGGGGAAGGCATGACAAAGCTGACCATTAACCGAAAACCGAAAGGCATTTACGGCACGCCGCAGAAAACGACGCAGGCGGCGCAAGAGCGGGATAAAACCACATCGGCGCATAAAGTGATACCCGGCAATCAGAACGCACAGCAGAGCCGCAAAGGGCAGCCCACAGGGGTGACACCGTGGCGGCATATGACCAAACGCCAGCGCAAAAACCGCAGGCGCGTTAACCGCCTCACTGAGATGTGGCCTGACTTATTCAACAGGGAAGCACCGAAGCCGCTTAAGGTGGGGATATTCGACGACCTGATGCAGGATCTCGCCGTCAGGGGGCTGGCATTCGGGCCGGGGGCATTACGTGCGACGCTGGCATCTTATGCGCAGTCTCCGCGCTATTACCGCGCCCTGGTTGCTGGTGGGGTACGATACGACCTGAAAGGCCAGCCATGTGGGGAAGTGACACCACAGGAACAGCAGGAGGCAGAAACGCGGCTGATGGCGCTGAATGAGAAGCACAAGCGCCAGCGCCGGGCAGCAAAGGGGGATACATGCCAGTGACATTTGAAGAAGTCCAGCAACATAAAAAGTTTCATGGTTTTGATGATCTGGAAACCACGACAGCAAAAAAATATCGCCGTCTGCTTTCTTCCGATGCGTTGTTTGTTGTGGATCATCATGATTTTCTGCGCAGCTCACTGACCGGGGAAATTTTCGCAACCAATCGTGAGCAGGTGGAAGCGATGATCGAATATCTGTGGAAAATAAGACGCAGAATGCGGGATCCAGTGAAACAATAAAGCGATAAAGGCCTGGATTTTCTCCAGGTCTTTTTTTCAGGTTTTGTAAATTATTTGTTCGTGGTTGTTCCAGGTTGTTCGGTGATTCTGGCTGATGTTTACATACTGATTTTTATGTATATGTTGGCGTGTGGCACTCAGACGTGAGCCGCCACAATGCCGCCTGACCCCCTGCGCGATGCCGGGTTGATCTGCGAGATGCCGAGAGTGTCGGGCGGCGCTCCCTCCGTGTTGGTTTCACGTCCTGAATCTTAACCAATACGAGAAAACCTTCATGAAGAAATTAATCGAACTCCGCCAGCAAAAAACCGCCCTGAAAAACCAGATGCGATCCCTGCTGGAAAAAGCCGACAGTGAAAACCGCAGCCTGAACGATGACGAGGGCAAACAGTTTGATGAACTGCGTGCAAAAGCCGATTCCCTCGACACAGAAATTTACCGCCTCGAGTCTGTGGCTGATGAAGAACGCAGCAAGCCAGGAACGGGCATCCAGAAATTATCATCTGATGAATTGCGTAACTACATCGTAACCGGAGATGTGCGATCACTGTCCACCAGCACTGACAGCGGCAGGGATGGCGGATATACCGTAATTCCTGAGCTTGATCGCGAAGTCATGCGCCAGCTACAGGATGACAGTGTTATGCGCGTGATCGCGACCGTGAAGACCGCAAAATCAAATGAGTTTCAGAAACTGGTTTCCACTGGCGGCGCAACTGTAGGACGAGGCACAGAAGGCAGCGCACGTAGTGAAACCAACACCCCGAAAATTGAACGTGTAACCATCAAGCTGAATCAGATCTACGCCTACCCGAAAACCACGCAGGAAATCCTGGATTTTTCAGAGGTGGATATTTTGGGCTGGTTATCCTCCGAAATTGCCGACACGTTCGCCAGCACCGAAGAGGATGATTTTGTTAATGGCGACGGTAACGGCAAGCCGAAAGGCTTCATGGCTTACACCCGTGCGGCGACCAGTGACAAAACCCGCGCTTTTGGCACCATTGAAAAAGTGGTAGCGGCAAGTGGAACCGCCATTACAGCGGACGAACTGATCGACATTCTCTACAAGCTGAAAGCGAAATACCGCAAAAATGCCGTCTGGGTGATGAACTCGGGCACGGCAGGGACACTACAGAAGCTGAAAAATGAGAATGGCGATTATATCTGGCGCGACAGCCTTAAAGAAGGTGCGCCGGATATGTTGCTTGGTCGTCCTGTTTTCTGCCTGGAGTCCATGCCGGACATCGGCGCAGGAAAAGCACCGCTAGCGGTTGGCGATTTCAGTCGTGGTTATTTCATCGTTGATCATGTAACAGGGATTCGCACCCGACCGGACAACATTACTGAACCCGGATTCTACAAGGTCCACACGGATAAATATCTGGGCGGTGGTGTGGTGGATTCAAACGCCATCAAAATTCTGGAAATGAAAGCTGGCTAGTCATGAGTAAGGAGGAGGCTGCGGCCTCCTTTTTCAGCTTTATGGAGTACACCGATGAAAAACACCGATTTTGAAATCCGCACATCTGAACTGACCGCCAGCAATAAAAAGCTGGTGGGGTATGCCGTTCGCTGGAACAGCCTTTCAGAAATTATCTGGGACGAATTCCGCGAACAGTTCACGCCGGGGGCTTTTGCTGACTATCTGGCGGCGGGTAATGATGTGCGCTGCCTGTATGAGCATGACTATACCCAACTGCTGGGGCGCACCAAATCCGGCACTCTGGTACTGACTGAGGACAACACCGGGCTACGTTTTGAACTGACACCGCCTGATACCCAGCTTGGAAAAGATGTGCTTACGCTGGTGGAGCGTGGCGACATTACAGGGATGAGCTTTGGCTTTCGCGCATTATGCGAAGAGTGGAATATCGCGCAAAAACCGTATCTGCGTACTGTTACCGCTGCAGAACTCAGGGAAATCACGATCACGTCGATGCCTGCTTATCCCGAATCTGGCGTGGAGATTGCCCACCGTTCGTTGTTTGCACAGCACCCTGAATTACGCCCGGCAGGAAATAATCGTCATCGCTGGGCAGAGCTGGCGGGGTTGTGATATGTGGTGGCCTTTTAGTCGTAAAAAAAGCGAGCAACGTAACCTGTCCATTGATGATTTTCTGGTGCTGTCCGGCGTACCGAATACCGGATCCGGAGAATATGTTTCTGCCGGGACGGCTGAATCATTGCCCGCAGTGATGAACGCGGTTTCCGTCATCGCTGAGGCGGTGGCCACGATGCCGTGTTATCTGTATCTGGTACGTAATGACAAGGGCAGGGAGGCGCGGGAATGGCTGGACAGTCATCCGGTAGATATTCTGCTGAATGAGCAGCCTAATTCGTGCCAGACACCTTACCAGTTTAAACGCACAATGATGCGTCACTGCCTGCTGAACGGTAACGCCTATGCGGTTATTGAATGGGGGCGGGACGGTCAGCCAAAATCACTTCATCCTTATGCGCCGGGGTGTGTTGTACCGGAACGCACAGGCGCACACAAATACCGCTATACCATCACCGAACCCTGTACAGGAACGGTGCGCACGTATTTACAGGAAGAAGTTCTGCATCTCCGCTATGCCTCGGATGATGGCTTTCTGGGACGCTCCCCCATCACGATTTGCCGTGAGGCGCTGGGGCTTGGCCTTGCTCAACAGCGTCACGGAGCCAGCATTATGAAAGATGGCATGATGGCGGCAGGGATTATCACGTCAGGCGAATGGCTGGACGGCGTGAAAGGTAAACAGGCATTAGACGCACTGGAACGCTACAAGGGGGCGAAAAATGCCGGAAAAACGCCAATCCTTGAAGGGGGCATGGATTACAAGCAACTGGGGATGAGTAACCAGGATGCGGAATGGCTGGCCTCCCGTCGCTTCTCCATTGAAGACATCGCCCGGATGTTCAACGTGTCGCCGATTTTTCTGCAGGAATACAGCAACAGCACCTACAGCAATTTCAGTGAGGCAAGCCGCGCGTTTCTGACTATGACAATGCGTCCGTGGCTGGCGAACTTCGAACAGCAAATCAAGGCCGCTTTGCTGGTGGCTTCTCCCGTACCTGGTACCCGTTATCTGGTTGAGTTTGATTCAGCCGATTTACTGCGCGCCACACCTACTGAACGTTACGCCACGTATGAGAAAGGGATTAAGAACGGGATCATGAATCCGAACGAAGCCCGTGAGCGTGAGGGAATGCCGCCGCGTGAAGGTGGCGACGAGTTCAGCCAGGCATGGAAGCAGACTGTGGAAATTAAAGGTGAAAAAGATGAGTGAAGACAAAATTACACCTGATGAAGTCAGGGCACATCTTCGCCTTGATGACTTTTCCGGAGAAGGCGAACTTCTGAAAATGTATACCGATGCGGCGCTGGAAGCCTGCCAGAAGCATATCGGGAAACGTTTTGAAGACGGGCTGGAATTTACCCCGGCAATACGTGTTGGTTGCCTGATGTACATCGCTTTCCTGTACGAGAACAGGGAAGCGGTTTCACCTGTGGAGCAGTCTGAACTGCCTATGGCTATTTCTGCGCTCTGGTCGGTTTATCGTGATGTGGGGGTGTACTGATGCCGTGGCAACCATTAAGGCGCTGCACTGAGCCGGGCTGTAATAAGCGCGTGAAGTCCGGAAAGTGTGAAGAGCACAGGCGGGCTGCATGGCGTGCAGAGGATGCCAGACGGGGACACCGCCGCGCGCGCGGGTATTCCCGACAGTGGGACAAATACCGCGCCCTGTACCTGAGCAAAAACCCGTTATGCGTGCGTTGTCTGGCTAAGGGGATTTATACGCCAGCTCTTGTGGTGGATCACATCATTCCCATCAATGGCGGCGGTGATGTTCTCTTCTGGCCTGAGTGGAATCACCAGGCATTGTGCCAGACGTGCCACAACCGTAAGACGACACGGGAAGATCCAGCCACGAAAGCGAACCGTAAGGCGGGCATGTATCGCGAGCAGGAAGAACGGGCGGCACACCGTAACGACTGGATGTATGGCGATGATGACTGAACAGGAGCAAAACAGGCTGATACGTGGACTGATAAGGCAGCGTGACTTATGGAAGACACAGGAGACAGGGCACAAAGCCAACAGGACAGGGCGCACAGAACGCACCACAGCGAAGCAATTAACCGACCGTGACCGCGAGGTCATGGAATGTTTTCGCAATCGCTGGTGAGGCCGTCAGAGGGGGTGGGGGAGGTTTTCAGGACAAAACCGTCCCTGCCGGACACCGACCGCCTCCTCAAATTTTTGTGCACGGGAATTTTTTTGAAAATAATTGGGCGAAAAAAGAACATGGCAAGACCACCAAAAGCCCCCGCTTACCTGGATGAAATCGCGGTCAGGCAGTGGAAGGAAAAATCGCGCCAGCTTTCCGGGCGGGAAGACCTTACCCCCGCCGACTGGAGCAATCTGGAACTGTATTGCGTTAACTACTCCATATACCGCAAAGCCGTCGAAGACCTTGCGACGCGCGGCTTCAGCATTGTTAACAGTCAGGGCAGCGAGAGCAGAAACCCCGCCCTGAGCGCAAAGGCTGACGCGGAAAGAATAATGATCAAAATGGCTTCTTTGCTGGGTTTTGACCCGGTAAGCCGCCGCAGAAATCCACCGGAAACAGAGGAGGAGGACGAGCTTGACCGCCTGGCATGAGTACGCAGAAGGCGTAAAAAACGGCAAAATTACGGCCTGTAAACGACTGAAACAGGCCGTTAAACGATATTTTTCTGACCTCGAAAACCCCCTTTACACGTTCGATCAGGAGGTCGTGGAGCGGTTTATTGCCTTTTCCAGGGTGTGTCCGCACGTAAAAGGCGCAATGCGCGGTAGCCCCATTGAACTGGAGCCGTGGCAGCAGTTCGCCTTTTCCTGCATCCTGGGCTTTAAGGTTAAGGCCACCGGACGGCGCAAATACACCAGCGCATTCATTGAAGTACCGCGAAAAAATGCCAAATCCACGGTCGCCGCTATCCTAGCTAACTGGTTTCTGGTTATGGAAAACGGGCAGCAGGATATTTACACCGCCGCCGTGAGTCGTGATCAGGCGCGGATCGTGTTTGATGATGCGCGTCAGATGTGCCTTTTATCCCGACCGTTACGAAAGCGGGTAAATATTCAGGCGCACAAGGTGATACACCCGAAAACCAACAGCCTGTTAACGCCACTGGCAGCAAAAGCGGCAACCATTGAGGGGAAAAACCCGAGTCTTGCCATTGTGGATGAATATCACCTGCACCCTGACAACGGGGTTTATTCCGCGCTTGAACTGGGAATGGGGGCGCGTCCAGAGGGGGTATTATTTGCCATCACCACATCGGGGAGCAACGTTGTTTCAGCCTGTAAACAACACTACGACTATTGCTGCCAGATACTGGATGGTGAAGAGGTGAACGAATCCATGTTCGTGCTGATTTACGAGCTGGATGATGAAAGCGAGGTTGACGATCCGGCGATGTGGATAAAGGCGAATCCCAATATCGATGTTTCCGTCGATCGTGAAAAACTGGCCTCAACCATCCAGAAAGCGCGGGGTATTCCGTCGCAGTGGGTGGAAATGCTCACCAAGCGATTCAATATCTGGTGTCAGGGGGCTACGCCGTGGATGGGTAACGGTGCATGGGCGGAGTGTGCCGGAACGTTCGCGGAGGCGGATTTATACGGGCAGGAGTGCTACGCGGGGCTGGACTTATCATCAACCAGCGATATTTCCAGCGTGTGCTATGCCTTCCCGGTCGGTAAAAAGATTATGCTGGTTTCCCGTCACTATCTGCCGGAATTTCAGCTACAGAATCCCGCCAATAAAAACCGCGCCATCTATCGCCAGTGGGTAAAGGCGGGCTGGATACGCACAACACCGGGTGACTGCATTGATTATGACCGTATCCGTGATGACATCATGGCGGATGCAGAGAATTTCAATATCAGGCTGGTGGGCTTCGATACATGGAACGCCACGCACCTGAGGACGCAGCTACAGGGAGCAGGATTTGAGGTGGAGCCGTTCCCGCAAACATATCTTCGTTTCAGTCCGGCGGCGAAATCGTTCGAAGTTTTTGTTAACCGGAAGGTGATTGTGCATCGTGGTGATCCGGTGTTGGCCTGGTCAATGAGTAATGTTGTGATGCAGAGTGACGCGAACGCCAATATCAAGCCGAACAAGAAAAAATCATCCAACAAGATAGACCCGAGCGTTGCGGCGCTGATGGCGTTTGGCACATTCCAGGCAGAGCATGAGGAATTTGCATTCGATATGAGCGACAGCCACAAAGAGCGGCTTGCGGCGTTTGATGGTGTGTAACGGAATGGATGAGAGAGGACAATGCTCATTTAATGGAATAAATTTTCAGTATTACCAGCGCCCACTTTCAGGGATGTTTTTGCGGGTTATTTGAGGGGTGTTTGCGGGTTATTTTGAATGTCTTGCGGGTTATATTCTGGCTGATATTTAAATACGTTGTTTTTTTAACTTATTGATATTAAAGAGTAAAAAATGCTTAGCACGCGAAGATAACCCGCTAACCCGCATAACCCGCGCTGTTTTGTATATATATACGAAAAATTGCATTCAGGGGGGATCGAAATTTCTACTGCCTCTTATCTCTTTGAGTGCTCACCTCGTCAGATTGTTACACACAAGAAATAAAAAATTCTTCGCGATGGTAGGTCGAATCACTGTATCAAAAAACGGTGTGTATCAGCATTAAAACAATACAGATACGTGTATTGCGCTGTGTATTGCTTGATGATTTATAAAGACTGTTTTTTCATGTTAAACGATTGATATACAGGTGATTTTAAAAAACTTGAAATATTCTTACCAAACACATGAATGTGTGGGTAACAGCAGAGTCTGCCTGGATGGACATGATTAAGTGGGAGAAGTGCGAATACATTGCCCCACGACATGAGCTGAAAACGTATCCCATGTGGGTCGGCGTTGACCTTGCTCATAAGATTGATATCTGTGCGGCGGCAAAACTCTGGCGAACGGATAACGGGCATGTTCATGCCGATTTTAAATTCTGGCTTCCGGAAGGACGGCTGGAACGATGCTCGCGGCAGCAGGCAGAACTTTACCGGAAGTGGGCGGAGATGGATAAGCTGATTCTGACGGATGGTGATGTTATCGATCATGCTCAGATAAAAAGTGACTTACTGGAATGGATTGGTGGTGAAAACCTCAGGGAACTGGGATTTGACCCGTGGAGCGCGATGCAGTTCAGCCTGGCACTGGCTGAAGAAGGGATACCGCTGGTGGAGGTTCCGCAGACGGTTCGCAATCTGTCAGAGGCCATGAAGGAAACGGAATCACTGGTCTATGCCGGGCGTTTCCATCACAGCAATCATCCGGTCATGAACTGGATGATGTCTAACGTTACGGTAAAACCGGACAAAAACGACAACATCTTCCCGAATAAATCCACGCCGGAAGCCAAAATCGACGGCCCTGTTGCGATGTTTACAGCAATGAGCCGGATGCTGGTCAATGGTGGTGAACCGGAGCCGGATCTGTCTGAACATCTGGTCAGCGTGGGCATCCGCTCGCTTTAACCGAGGTCATTATGTTTCTGATAATTCTCGCGCCACTGGTGGGCGTGCTGGGGGCGCTTTTGCTGGCGTATGGTGCCTGGCTGATTTATCCCCCGGCGGGTTTTGTTGTTGCCGGGGTGCTGTGCCTGTTCTGGTCGTGGTTGGTGGCGCGATATCTCGACCGTACACAGCCGTCTGTCGGCGGAGGTAAATAGTGTTCTTTTCGGGATTATTTCAACGAAAAAGTGACGCGCCGGTGACCACGCCAGCAAAGCTGGCGGATGCTATCGGGCTGTCATATGACACCTATACCGGAAAGCAGATCAGCAGCCAGCGGGCCATGCGACTGACGGCGGTTTTTTCCTGCGTCAGGGTGTTGGCAGAGTCGGTCGGGATGTTGCCCTGCAATCTGTATCACCTGAACGGCAGCCTGAAACAGAGAGCCACCGACGAACGTCTGCATAAGCTGATCTCCACGCATCCCAATGGCTATATGACGCCGCAGGAGTTCTGGGAGCTGGTGGTCACCTGTCTGTGCCTGCGGGGAAACTTTTACGCCTACAAAGTGAAAGCATTTGGCGAAGTGGCTGAACTGCTGCCCGTCGATCCCGGCTGTGTGGTACCGAAGCTTAACAGTAGCTGGGAACCGGTCTATCAGGTCACATTCCCGGACGGCTCCACGGATGTGCTGACCCAGGAGGATATCTGGCATGTGCGCACGCTGACGCTGGACGGTCTGGTGGGACTGAATCCCATCGCCTATGCCCGCGAGGCAATATCGCTGGCAGCTGCGACCGAAGAGCACGGGGCCAGGCTGTTCAGCAATGGTGCGGTGACGTCCGGTGTGTTGCGTACTGAACAGACGCTGTCGGATCAGGCTTATGAGCGCCTGAAGAAAGATTTTGAGGAGCGTCACACCGGGCTTGGTAATGCTCACCGCCCGATGATCCTTGAGATGGGGCTGGACTGGAAGTCGATGGCGCTGAACGCCGAGGACAGCCAGTTCCTGGAAACCCGCAAGTTTCAGCTTGAAGAAATCTGTCGTTTGTTCCGGGTGCCGTTGCACATGGTACAGAACACCGATCGCGCCACCTTCAACAATATCGAAGAACTGGGGCTCGGATTTATCAACTATTCACTGGTGCCGTATCTGACCCGCATCGAACAGCGGATCAACACCGGACTGGTACGAAAAAGTAAGCAGGGCGTTTATTACGCCAAATTTAACGCCGGGGCGTTACTGCGCGGGGATATGAAGTCCCGTTTTGAAGCCTACGCCACCGGGATTAACTGGGGAATTTACTCTCCCAATGACTGCCGTGACCTGGAAGATATGAATCCGCGTCCCGGTGGTGATGTCTATCTCACACCGATGAACATGACCACGAAACCCTCCGATGGCAGTAAAGCCGGTAAGCAGAAGGATAACGCCAATGCAGACGAAACAACGTCTTGATGTACCGCTGAGTCTGAAATCTGTCAGTGACTCCGGTGAGTTTGAAGGATATGGCTCCGTCTTTGGTGTAAAGGACAGTCACGATGATGTGGTGATGTCCGGGGCATTTGCTGCTTCCCTGCGGGCGTGGAGTGACAGAAAAGCGTTGCCTGCGCTGCTCTGGCAGCACCGCATGGATGAGCCCATCGGTGTTTACACCGAAATGAAGGAAGACGATGTCGGGCTTTACGTCAGGGGGCGGTTGCTCATTGATGATGATCCCCTGGCAAAACGCGCACATGCACACATGAAGGCCGGTTCGTTAACCGGCCTTTCTATTGGGTACGTCCTGAAGGACTGGGAATACGACCGGACGAAAGAAGCCTTTCTGCTGAAAGAAATCGACCTCTGGGAAGTCAGTCTGGTGACGTTTCCGTCTAACGACGAGGCGCGGATCAGCGACGTCAAGAACGCGCTGGCCCGCGGGGAAATCCCCGAACAGAAAAAAATCGAAAGAGTCCTGCGTGATGTCGGACTCTCCCGTACCCAGGCCAAAGCATTCATGGCCGGGGGCTATGGCGCACTGTCCCTGCGCGACGCTGAGGATGTGGGCTCTGCACTGAATGCACTGAAAAATCTGAACTTCTAATCAGGAGAAATACGATGGCGGTTGATATTAAAGATGTCGAACAGGTCGCGCAGGAGCTGCAGCAGAAGTTTGACGACTTCAAAGCAAAGAACGACAAGCGCGTGGATGCGATTGAGCAGGAAAAAGGCAAACTTGCCGGGCAGGTGGAAACCCTGAACGGGAAACTCAGCGAGCTGGAAAACCTCAAAAGCGATCTTGAAAAAGAGCTGCTTGAGCTGAAACGTCCGGCAGGTGGTGCGCAAAATAAACTGGCCACCGAGCATAAAGAAGCGTTTGTGGGCTTCCTGCGTAAAGGCCGTGAAGATGGTCTGCGCGATCTGGAGCGCAAGGCATTACAGGTGGGCACCGATGAAGACGGCGGCTATGCCGTGCCGGAAGCACTGGATCGCAACATTCTCACCCTGCTGAAAGATGAAGTGGTGATGCGCCAGGAAGCCACGGTGATCACCGTTGGTGGTTCCGACTACAAAAAACTGGTGAATCTGGGTGGCACGGCTTCCGGATGGGTTGGCGAGACTGACGCGCGCTCCCAGACTGCCACCTCAAAACTGGGCCTGATTGAACCTTTCATGGGGGAAATCTACGGTAACCCGCAGGCCACCCAGAAAATGCTGGATGATGCCTTTTTCAACGTGGAGGCCTGGATCAACAGCGAGCTGGCAACCGAATTTGCCGAACAGGAAGAAATTGCCTTTACCACCGGCGATGGTACCAAGAAGCCGAAAGGGTTCCTGGCGTATGAATCCACTGATGAAACCGATAAGGTCCGGGCGTTCGGCAAACTTCAGCATATTGTATCCGGCGAAGCGACGGCGGTGACCGCAGACGCCATTATCAAACTGATTTACACGCTGCGTAAGGCACACCGCACTGGCGCGAAGTTCATGATGAACAACAACAGCCTGTTTGCCATCCGTCTGCTTAAAGACAGCGAGGGTAACTATCTGTGGCGTCCGGGGCTGGAACTGGGGCAGCCGTCCTCTCTGGCGGGTTACGGTATCGCTGAAAACGAACAGATGCCGGATATCGCCGCTGATGCGAAAGCCATTGCATTTGGTAACTTCAAACGGGGTTACACCATCGTTGACCGTATCGGCACCCGCATTCTGCGTGACCCGTACACCAATAAACCGTTTGTCGGTTTTTATACCACCAAGCGCACCGGCGGGATGCTGGTCGATTCGCAGGCCATCAAACTGCTGAAGATTGCAGCGGCGTAATCACTCAGGGGCGCGGAACCGCGCCCCTGTTCTGACGGGTGAAGAATCATGATCCTGAAACAAGATCTGAAATGGTCACCGGACGGTATGAGTGTTGAGATCATTCGGGCCGGTGAGTATGAAGATAAAGAATTACCCGAACGGGTACGCGAAATTGCCACTGCAGCTGGGATTGTCTCTGATAAGAGAACACCTGTTGCGCGGGGGGCTGATAAGTCTAAAAAACAGCATTCATAGAGGTTGCCCAAATGATGCCCACTCTGGAAGAGCTTCGTGTTCAGTGCCGGATTGATGATGACAATGAACAGGAGAATTCTCTTCTTATGATGTATCTGGATGCTGCCAGGGAAGAGGCTGAAAAGTTTTTAAACCGAACGCTTTACGATGAAACTGTTTCTGAGCAGGATACGACCGGGCTTGTAATAACACCTCTGATAAAACTGCGTCTTATGCAACTGGTTGGCTACTGGTACGAGAACAGGGAAATGCAGGATGCAGTGCCTGATTTTTTCTATACCGGACTGCGGATGTATCGGCTTCATCCCGGAACATAGGAGGATTCATGCAGGCAGGAAGATTACGTGATCGTGTGGTTATTCTGAATGCCACCACCGTTCGGTCTCCGTCAGGGCACCCTGTGGAAACAATGACGGAGGGGGCAACCATATGGGCAGAAGTTAAGGGAATCAGTGGCAGGGAGAGAATATCCGGAGGTGCAGAAACTGCTCAGGCTACAGTGAAGGTCTGGATGAGATTCCGGCGAGATGTGACAGCAACTTCATGTCTGAAAGTGCTGACTGGTGCATTCAAAGGCGCGATTCTGAGTATAGACGGTCCGCCGATACCGGATGCCCGTGCCACACGGCTTGAGATACTCTGTTCTCAGAAGGGGAATGTGTGATGGATTTCAGTCTTGATTTTTCAGGTCTGGCGGATATTGCACGGGATCTGGAGACGCTCAGCAGGGCAGAAAACAATAAGGTACTGCGCGATGCCACCCGTGCCGGTGCTGAAGTTATGCGGGATGCAGTTGTTGAACGTGCGCCGGAGCGAACCGGGAAACTGAAGAAAAATGTGGTTGTTCTCACTCAGCGTTCAAAGCGTCGGGGGGAAATTATCTCGGGTGTCCACATTCGTGGACGGAACCTGCGAACCGGAAACAGTGATAACAGCATGAAAGCCAGTGATCCCCGAAATGCGTTTTACTGGCGCTTTGTGGAGCTGGGAACGGTAAACATGCCCGCGCATCCGTTCATTCGCCCGGCTTTCGATACGACAGAGGAACTGGCAGCACAGATTGCCATACAGCGAATGAATCAGGCTATTGATGAGGTCTTAAGTAAATGAGAGAGACCACACTGTATTCCCTGCTGTCTCAACTGGCCGGAGGACAGGTTTATCCTTATGTGGTCCCGCTGACGGAGGGAAAGCCTGCGGTATCTCCGCCATGGCTGGTATTTTCTGTGGTGTCTGACACTGCGTCTGATGTGCTTGATGGTCAGGCTGAATCCAGAATTACCGTGCAGATCGATGTCTGGGCAACAGTACCTGATGACGCAGATGATATCCGTGAGCAGGCGCTTGATGCGGTAAGAAAACTGGCACCCTCCGTTATTTCTAAAACGCAGGGTTATGATCCTGACTCCCGTCTGAGCAGAGCCACGCTTGAATTCCAGGTAATAGCCTGAGGTCATTAATGATTTTACCCACCCGCCGCTGGCGGGTTTTTTTATTTTCAGGAGACGAGTATGTCCTCTAATTTTGAGCGTTCGCAACTGACGAAAATTATGATTTCGTCTGCACCGGTAACAGCAGAAACCCTGGATTCTGCCAGCTATCTTGGCCTGAGCTGTACAATCAAAGAGGTGCAGTTTACCGCAGGACAAAAGCAGGATATTGATGTCACCACGCTGTGTTCTGTTGAGCAGGAAAATATTAACGGTCTTGGTGCCGCGTCAGAGATTTCCATGTCAGGCAACTTTTACCTCAATGCTGCCCAGAACGCGTTGCGCAGTGCCTATGACAATGACACCACGTATGGCTTTAAAGTTATTTTTCCGTCAGGCAACGGATTTACCTTTATGGCAGAGGTGCGTCAGCATACCTGGTCTGCAGGAACCAATGGTGTTGTGGCTGCAACGTTTTCCCTGCGTCTGAAAGGTAAACCTGTGCTGACGACAGTTCCGCTGAAAGTGAAGGTTGATTTAAACAGCACGCTGCAGGTTGCTTCCGGTTCGAAACTCGAAATGGTGGTTGAGGCTGCCGGTGGTGTGCCGCCTTATTCTTATGTCTGGAAGAAAGGTGGTTCTCCTGTTTCCGGACAGACGGCGGCAACGTTCAGTAAGGCATCAGCAGCATCCGGTGATGCCGGTGCGTATACCTGCGAGATTTCTGATTCAGCAAGCCCGGTTAACAAGGTGACCTCCACTTCCTGCACTGTTACCGTCAGTTAATGAGGATAGATGTGATGACTAAAAATATCCGTAATCTGGCACTGGCAACGATGTCGGGGTTTCGCCATAAAACTGTTGATGTGCCTGAATGGGAAGGGGCAACGGTTGTATTACGGGAACCTTCTGCAGAAGCCTGGTTGCGCTGGCAGGAGATCGTTAAAGCAAAAGATGATGAGACACCGTTATCCGTTGCTGAGCGCGCCCGCCGAAATCTGGAGGCAGATGTTGAACTGTTCATTGATGTTCTGTGTGATACCGGACTGCAACCTGTATTTTCAGAGGATGATCGTGAACAGGTGATTGCCGTGTATGGCCCGGTGCATGCGCGGCTTCTTCGGCAGTCTCTGGAACTGATCAGTGATGCCGGCGAGGTTAAAAAAAAGTAGCGCTTCCGGGGGTGCGTTTTCTGATGATGCTGGCGCTCAGGATGGGGCGCACATTGTCAGAGTTACGCAGGGAAATGTCCGCATCAGAAATCATGATGTGGGCAGAATTTGACAGGTTCAGCCCGCTGGGTGACGAGCGGGCTGATATCCGGGCTGCCCAGATAGTTTCTGCGGTTTACGGTGCACAGGGTGTCAAAGTACCACTGAATGATGCGCTTCTTCAGTGGGGACAAGAGCAGACAGAAGGCGTATCAGATCCATTTGCCGGACTGGAAAACGCGCTTTTAATAGTGTCTCAGTGAGTCAATATAACCGCTTCGGCGGTTTTTTTCGTCCGGAGAATGAGTGTGGCGACACTACGTGAACTGATTATTAAAATCTCGGCAAATTCCCGGTCATTCCAGTCAGAGATCTCCCGGGCTTCGCGTATGGGGCAGGATTACTACCGTACCATGCAGAACGGGGGCCGGCAGTCCGCTGCTGCATCCCGTGAAATGCGGCGTGCACTGGCAGAAGTGACGGATCAGATAAATACAGCTAAATCTTCGGCACTGAATATGGCGGGGGCATTTGCCGGGGCTTTTGCTACCGGTCATCTTATTTCTCTCGCCGATGAGTGGAATTCAGTAAATGCCCGTCTGAAGCAGGCCTCACAGTCCAGTGATGATTTTCAGGCATCACAGCGTGAATTAATGGCGATCAGCCAGAGAACGGGGACGGCGTTTTCTGATAACGCCAGCCTTTTTGCCCGTTCTGCAGCTTCCATGCGGGAGTATGGTTACAGTTCTGAGGAGGTACTGAAAGTCACCGAGGCGATCTCCACGGGCCTGAAATTATCCGGTGCCAGTACAGCAGAAGCCAGTTCGGTGATCACGCAGTTCAGTCAGGCACTGGCGCAGGGAGTGCTGCGCGGTGAAGAGTTTAACTCGGTGAATGAGAACGGCGATCGTGTTATTCGTGCGCTGGCTGCGGGAATGGGGGTTGCCCGTAAGGATCTGAAGGCCATGGCGGATAACGGAAAGTTGACCGCCGATAAGGTTGTTCCTGCACTGATTAGTCAGCTTGGGGCATTACGTGATGAATATGCGGCAATGCCTGATACGGTTTCATCCTCTGCAACCAAAGTTGAAAACGCCTTTATGGCCTGGGTCGGTGGTGCGAACGAGGCAAGCGGAGTGACGAAGACGCTCTCCGGTGTGCTGAATGGTATTGCAGGCAATATTGACACCGTGGCAACCGCTGCCGGTGCTCTGGTTGCCGTCGGGGTAGCCCGATATTTTGGCAATATGGCGTCGTCTGCTGGATCTGCAACTGCTGGATTAATTACTGCAGCCAGAAACGAAGTGGCTCTTGCTGAAGTGCAACTTCGGGGGACACAGATAGCAACCGCCAGGGCGCGTGCGGCGGTTTATCGTGCGCAACAGGCGGTTGTTGCTGCTCGCGGTACCGAAAGGCAGGCCGCAGCAGAAGCGAAGCTGACAGCTGCCCAGGCGTCACTTACCCGTAATATTGCGGCCAGAACAGCGGCACAGACAACGCTGAATAATGTTACGTCAGTGGGGAGTCGTTTATTAAGTGGCGCGCTGGGGCTGGTTGGTGGTGTGCCGGGACTCGTCATGCTGGGGGCTGCGGCCTGGTACACGATGTATCAGAATCAGGAGCAGGCCAGAGAATCTGCACGCCAGTATGCCGCAACAATCGACGAAATTCGCCAGAAAACGTCGGCAATGTCGCTTCCTGAAGCGTCAGATAATGAGGAAAAGACGCGACAGGCACTGAAGGAGCAGAACAGGTTAATTGACGAGCAGAAAAGTAAGATTAAATCCTTACAGGAAAAAATTGCTGGCTATCAGTATGTGCTGGCAAATCCGGGCTGGACAACCGATAACGGTTTTATGATTAACCACATGACGTCGGTAAAAACTGTCACAGAAGGGCTTGCAGAAGCAACAAATCAACTGGCAGTTGAACAGTCTCGCCTCACTCAAATGCAGGGTAAAGCGCAATCCATTCAGGATGTGCTTGCCGGGCTGGAGGAGCGACGGGTGGCGTTGATCCGTCAACAGGCGGCGGAACAAAACAAAGCGTATCAGTCCCTGTTGATCATGAATGGGCAGCATACCGAGTTTAATCGCCTTCTTGGGCTTGGTAATGAATTACTTCAACAGCGACAGGGGCTGGTGAATGTACCGTTACGGCTACCACAGGCAACCCTGGATGATAAACAGCAGACCGCACTGAATAACAGCAAGCGCGAACTGGCTCTGTCCCGCCTTAAGGGGGAAGCGCGTGAGCGTGCCCGACTGGGCTATGCTGCGGATGATCTCGGCTTTGTGGGAGAGGCGTATCAGACAGCCAGACAGAATTATATCAATAACTCACTGGATGCCTGGCGAAATAACCAGGCAAATAAACCCAAAGCGCATAAAAAGACCGAAGCGGAAAAAACAGAAGATATTTATAAACGGCTGATTAAACAGCAAAAAGAACAGATAGCACTGGCAGGGCAGAATACTGAACTGGCTAAGATGAAATATCAGGTCAGTCAGGGCGAATTATCAACCCTGTCAGAAGCGCAGAAAAAAACGCTT